ATTGATAACGATGCAGCCAGTGCGTCAGGTACAGTGACATTCCCAAACGCGACTCTGGCGAGTACAACAAACATAACTGCTGGCACGATAACGACAGTCACAAACCTGACGAATGCCGCGACAGCGGGTGATTTGACGGCTACGATGAAGACATCAGTCATCACAGCGGTCAACGTTTCTACGCCGGTAGCACTCTACGTTACGGGAGATGTGGGAGGCAACGTCCAAGGCAATGTCAATGGTTCCGTTGGCAGCGTTGTAGGATTGACAGCCTCGAATCTCGATACGACAGTCTCAAGCCGTCTTGCGACGGCAGGGTATACGGCTCCTGACAACGCAACGATTACAGCCATAGCTGGGTATGTTGATACTGAGGTTGCTGCGATCAAAGCAAAGACCGATCAGTTGACGTTTACGAAATTGAATGAGCTTGACGCGAATATCCAAAGTGTCAACGATACAACAGTGAATGGCAACGGCGGTCCTGGTACGGAGTGGGGTCCATAATGGCAGTCCGTGATACATTACGAGGTTCGTTTGGTACATCATGGTCAACAGCCTGGACTCAAGCTGTAAGTGAGGTAGTTCCTTATAACTTGTACTACTTTGGGCGTGGTCGAACACACGGAGCAATCGCTAACAAGAAGCGTCTTAAACGAAAAGGTAAACGCTAATGTCGTCAGTTACAGAAGTGAGGAATTTCCAAGACATATACACTGAAATCTTGAACAAGATGCGGCAATCGACGACCGTTACCGCGATCACGGCTCAGGCGAAGCGATACGCGAATACTGCGTTGCACGACATGGTGTTTGGCTTTGAGTATAAGCTGCCGTGGCTTGAACGTACAGCGACATTAATTACTGCCGCACCTTATACGACTGGTACTGTATCAATTCCACGCGGTAGCACAGCATTGACTGGTGCTTCTACGTTATGGACTACAGCAAACGTGTATGGCGTGAATAATGCTCGCGTGACAGGCAAGATTGTCCTAGATACGCCTGATATCTACGGCGTGACCACAGTAGGTGGGGCTACATCTATCACGCTAGCGACTCGCTATGTGGCTGACGCTGATCTGGATGCAGGAGCCAGTTACACGTATTTCGAGGACGAGTACGCCTTAGCGTCAGACTTCCTCAAGCCGATTGACTACAGGCGATTTTCGCCAGCATTCAACATGCCGATCATTGGTAGGAATGAGTTTCAACGTCGGTTCCCTAGACCGAACATTGCAGGTATTCCGCAATTTGCGACAATCTTAGACAAGCCATTCTCAGGCAGTACTACGCCTGTCATCATGGTTCAGTTTTATCCGTATCCAAGTACAAACCTGATTATTCCGTATTCCTATGTTACGAAGAATCTTGCGGTGTCATCGGCAGGAGTGGAAGCAACCTCCATGTCATCGGACGATGATGAACCAGCTTTACCCGTTCGTTATCGGAACGCTCTTGTTTCTTTTGCTATATCAAAATGGTATAGGGATAAAAAAGATGACAACAGATCAGAAGCCGCTAAGAGTGATTATCAGGATGAAGTAAACAGGATTGTTGGCGATCAGCGCGTCGGTGCCAACACGACAGCACGGATTACCCCCCGTCCTGGGATGTATAGTGCTCGCTCTATCTATAACAGTGGCAAGGCTGGTAAGCGCTTCTCGACGAATAATAGTTTTGACGACTTCAGGACGTAACTATGCTGAATAAGGCCAAGTGGATCACACATCAATTTGCAGGAGGCTGGGCAACAGACTTCGGACCCACAGCCTACACCTCACCTGGGCAAGATGGGAAGCTTCAAATCCCTTACTTGCTTGATGCACGCAATACGGTGTACGAGTTTGATGGTGGGGTGCACAAGGCTCCTGGGACTTCGTTGTTGAATGCCTCCGCCCTTGAGTCTGGCGCTTCCATCCGTGGGCTGTATGACTTCTGGCGACAAGGTACAGTAGATTCTGCAACACAGAGGCGTATCATCCATGTCGGCACAAAGATCAAGTACGATCAAGCAAACGGCACGTTTATAGATTTGTTTACAGGCATGAGTGCCACGAGTATTCCTCAATACTCGACGTTTGATGATTTGTTATTGATTGGCTCGTCGGCTCCTGCTGATCTGCCTCGGTCATGGGACAACACGACCGCGCAACTGCTCGCTGGTTCGCCTCCTAACTTCTCGTTCTCAGTCACGCACAAGAACCACCAGTTTGCTGCTGGTGTGTTTACAAATCCGTCTCGGTTGTACTACAGCGTGCCACTGAATCCTGAAGACTGGACGAATACCGGCTCAGGTTCGATTGATATTGATCCGAATGACGGCGATATGATTACAGGGATCATTAGCCACAAAGATAACTTGTGGGTGTTCAAGGGTCCAAACAAAGGCAGTATCCATCGTATCTCAGGTTCATCGACTTCTGATTGGGCGAAGACTCCGTTTGTGACAGGCTTGCCTGTCGGCTGGATTCATAGCATATTCAGATTTGGCGATGATATCGGATTCGTGACTGTGAACTGCTCAGTGCATAGCCTGAAGGCGACTGCGGCCTACGGCGATTACAACCAGGCTTGGCTATCGTATCCTATCAACAAGTATATGCAGGAGTCCGTAAACAACAGTCGTTCTCGATTCTTTGTCACAGCCACAGATCCAAATCGTGGGTATGTGTGGATAGGCATCACGCCTTCTGGCCAGGTCACGAATACCCGTTATTTGATTATGGATTACAGGTTCCTGTCACAAAACGAACCGTATCCACGTTGGTCATACTGGGACAGTAGAGCCTTTGCTTCAATTCATCTTGTCCGTGATGTCTCGCGTCCTCGTTTGATGGCTGGTGGATACAACGGTTTTGTCTATAAACTCGACAACACGACTCGCTCAGACAACGGTGTTGCGATCAACATGAACGTGCAGACTCCTTCGCTGACGTATGGCGAAGAATGGCTGCTCAAAACATTGGAAGACGCTGGTGTATCGCTGAATGCGTTGAACAACAACCCTGTCTCGTTTACATGGATACGTGACGGCGTAGCGAGCACGAGTACGACAGTGACGCAAGGTGCGACAGGCGCGTTGTTTGATGTAGGCTTGTTTGATACAGCGGTCTTTGGTGGGCAAGCGTTCGTGCCTCGCTTTTTTGGTATCGAGAACGGCGGAGACTTTAGAGCGATCTCATATCAGTTCGGTGACTCCGCAGACACAAGCGATTTAGAGATACACAGCTTTATGGCTAAGATAAGCCCAAGCGGAGAGAGTGTGGAGAATAGCTAAGATGTCTGTAACACAGGTCTATACTGCCGTGCCAAATGATGTGATTACAGCGGCACGCTGGAACAATGAATTTGGCCAAATTTATCAAAACATGCTGGCCACGAACGATCACGCCGCACTACTGGCTATCACATTAGCAGGCGTAGCAGGTGACATTGTTGGTCCGTATTCCATCGGGGGTGCTCCTGACCCTAACGTGGCACTGTTTATCAAAGGAGCATTTACTGGTTCAACCTTTACGTTTGGAACTATCATACGGCATACGTTGACAGGCGGAGTGAATCAAGACATTGCTTGCATGATTATTGACTCGCCGTTGCACGAAGCAGCGAGCGGGACACATAACGAAATCGCAGGGCTGGTGATTGAACCGCCGTTTACAGGCACGGCAGGGGCAGTCACAACGAGTTACTACAGTCTGTTACTCCCACCTACCACGCTTGATGCCGGCGTAGTCACAGGGACAACCCTAAAGATATTTGCAACTACCTCTGCCGCTACAAATTATGCCTTGTGGGTTGCGTCAGGAAATACTCGCTTAGACGGCATTGTGGCTACCGGAGCAGTCATTACTGGTGCTGCTGCTGGTGACGTTGTGCTACCTATTGCAAACGGGTATCGGTCTATTGTTGCGGCTGGTAATAACTCGTTTGTCCTTATCAAAGGGGTGGATGTTGGTTCAGACGCCGTACACCTTGCTCCTGCTGGAAATGAGATTGTGTGGGGCAGAGCCCTGGTCGCTCTTGGTGGAGGGGCAGCACCGACATTCGGAACAATAGGCGGATCTGGGCCTGCAACTGCAGCACAGAACAAGTGGATGCAAGTAAAGGATAGTGCAGGCGCGACGTTTTGGGTTCCAATTTGGAAGTAAGGTAGACAACGGAGGGAATGATGGCGAGGACTGTTGACAATATAGTGAGTTCACAAATTGGCATGCTGGTTCTTCAAATCTCAACGCTCATTGCTGAGAATGAAACGCTTAAAGAACAGTTGCTAAAATTGCAGGAGGCAAAGGTTGCCCATGAAGCCTCTACTTGATGAAAACCCGACAAGCTGGCCATTTTGGAAAGCCTCTATTCTCTGTGCGGTAGTCGGCGGGATACTCGGTGCGCTTCTTGCTTTGATGGGAATGTAATATGGCATTGTCACAAATTTATTCAGCGATAGCTGGCGATATAATAACGGCTGCTCGGTGGAATAATGAATTCTCTAACTTGTATCAAAACGGCACAGATGTAGCCTTCCCAGTTACCAAGGCTGTCTCGTTTGCAGGGTTTACGCTGACGCTGGATGCGGCTGGAGTGACAACGTTAACTTCGACCGCCAGCACGGGCTATGCTTTTATCATCGGATCTAAGACTGGCACTCCAAGCGCGAGCGGTACGCTTGGCGTATTTGGAAATAGTACGTTTACTGATACGAATACTGCTGCGTCTGGTACGGCTTCGCTGTATACAGGACTGTCGGTAAAGACTCCGACACTTGCAGCCAGCAATCTGTCTGTGACGACCACGAACGCTGCGACGGTCTATATAGAAGCTGCTCCTATTGCAGGCACAAACGAGACGATTACAAACCCGTGGGCATTGTGGATAGACTCTGGCAATGTTCGTTTTGATAATGACATCTACTGGCTTAGTGGCACAGCGTTTAACGGTATCTTCGGCCATAACAACTCAGGGCATAGAACTTACACGTTCCAAGATTCAGATGATACGATAGTAGGCCGTGCAACGACTGACACGCTGACAAACAAAACGTTGACAACCCCTGTTATCAACGGAACGATTACTGGCACATACACGCTTGGTGGTACGCCGACTGTTCCTGCGTCAGCTGGTTCGTCGATGGTGTATATCGAAACGCTAGACTTGTCTAGTTCTACGATTATTCAAAACCTTAGTGCCGCATATACTGTACACGTGTTCGTGCTTGTGTCTGTGAAGTCGAGTTCTAACGCACAAACATTGGAGATGTTTTTCTCTAGTAATAACGGTTCAACCTTTGCCAATTCATCTTACTCATGGTCACAAAATGGCGTCACAACTGACAGTGATACTAGATTAAACTTAGCTGGTAACGTGACAGCCACAGCCTCTTTTGGCGGCATCAATGGCACGATACGGTTATTTAATGTTGGTAGCATTGTTGTGAGAAAGCATTATACAGGCGAAGTCTCTTGCCACACAGCCACAACCGGCGTGTTTATTCACAACACGGTTGCAGGCTCATGTGGCGATGCCAGCCCTGACGTGGTGACGACAGCGGTGAATGCGATCAAGCTTGAAATGACTGCTGGTACGACGAGCGGTACCGTGTTGCATTACGGTATCAAGAATTCTTAATTGGTGAAGGAGTACTATGGGCGGCTTTTTTGATTCAAGTACAACAAGCACTTCGACATACGACAATCCTGAGTTACGGTCTTATACGGCTGCGTATCGTGGTGCGGCTCCGTGGGGATTTGCTACGCTAGATCCTACTGCTACCTTGGCAGCGATGGGGAAAGGGACAAAGCTTGGCGGGAAGAACCTTGGCGCTGATTTCAAAGAACAACTCAAAGGTATGAGTGCCGATGAAAAGAAGCAAGCTGGTGATACACAAGCTGCCCTTGACAGGATTAAGACTCGGCAAGAGTCTGGACAATTCCTGACTCCGCAAGAGACTGAGTTTATCAATACCTCTCTTGATAAAGCGTTTGAGTATGCCCACAGGACAGGCTATGCCGACTGGGAAAAGGGTGCTCAGATGCTGGCTGGCGGTCGTGGCTTGCGCATGTCTGATACGCCTGTGGCAGAACCAGCCATGAAAGAGCTGCGTAACTTCGAAGTCGGCTTAGGCAGCAAACGAGCTGAGCTTGGTTTGAATGCGACAATGGGCATGTCGGCTCAACAGCAATCGTTCGATCAGTCCTTCGCACAATTCAATCAACAGCTGGCACAAAACAAGTGGGCGACTCGCCAAGGGTTCTTGTTTGGTGGTGGGATGCAGGCTGCTGGGAACTTAGGCTATACGACAACGAATAAGACTACTAATAAAATGTCTGGGTTTGGTCAAGTTATGGCGGGGTTCTCAATGGCGAATGCGGCATTAGATCTTGGCAGTAAAGCAGGCGGGATGATGATGAGTGGCGGGATGCTTGGTGGCGGTGGAGGCTCCCCTTGGTCTTCCGCTAACACAGGCGGAATGCCTATGTCTTCATCTTTCTTTGGTCCAGGTAACTAAGGAATAACATGGCATACGAAGACGATTACACTTCTCAGTTGAACTTAGGTAGCAAGTCAGCTTTGCAAAGTGCTGCTCCACAGCCTGAGTCTGGTCCACCTCCTGGGTTTGGTGGGCTAGGTACTTTACAACGTACTAGCATGCCTACGCCTCCTGCTGAGTATATTCCTGGTCCAACCGCACCTGTTCGGCAAGAGTATGAAAACAGCATGCTGTTTAAGATTGGGAGTGTTCTTGCTTCGTATGGGCAGCAAGTGCCTGCTAATCTTAAAATTAAGATGGCACAACAGGAAGTTGATCTCAAACAATCAGAGAACAAACTCGCTTGGGCTAACTATTACAAAGCCAATGAACTTGCACAGTCTACGATACAAAAGCATAACCAAGATATGATGGCAACCGGCCTGGGCTTAATGCCGATGGCAAAAGATCATATCTTTATGTCTACGCCAGATAATCGCCCAAAGGTCACAGCGTATTGGAAGAAGATGCTTGATGGGTTTGGCCCTG